CCAAACTCTTTCAATTTCGGGTCTAACCTCATAGTCGTTTTCTCCAGTAGAGTGTGCCTTCTGCGCCCCACGGCTTAGATGGAATAAACATACGAAAGCCACGAGCAATCAACGAGTTTGCGCTTGCAGGATTGTTATAGGTATCACTTACTAGCCAATTCATTTTTAAACGCTTGGCGAGGCGTTCACGCACTCGTATGAGCCGTTTTTGTAACCCTTTGCCTCTGTATTTGGGGAGGATTCCTGCTCGGCAAAGATATACTGCATCACCCCATTGCGCTGATTTTCGCAAACTGCAAAAACCTATCGGGCGGTCCTCTTGGTAAACAACCCACCACCACCCCACATTTGTTGGGAGTGCGTCATCAGATGGTAATATTTCTATTTGAAGCCAAGTTACCAGAGCCGCTTGATTATCTTTAAGACCATCAATGCGGCGGATTGTGAACATTATGCAAGTTCAAAGTGAGGCGAGTCACTTTCCCCTCGCTCTCTGGGTTTACCGTCCTGATCCCAATCTGCACCCCAGCGCAATTTCACACCGACATCTTCTGCCGCTTTAAACATTGCGTTAGCGATTGCGTCAAACTTCTTTAGATCATTCCAATCGACAGGGTAGGGACAGATGTCAACTGCGTTTCCTGTACCGTGACTTGATGCGTCTTTTGTCCAAGTAACGATTGGACCAGGCTTTGTCCTGCCCTGCGCCCAGAGTTCGTCTTGTCTGGCTTGCGTGCGCAAACCCTCAATCACCACAAAGTCCTGCGAGGTGATCTGGATTGCACGTTTGACAACAGCCACGAGTCTTGGGTTTACGCCCTCAAGGCTCTTGAGGCTTCGTGCTGATAGTGAGTAAGTCATTTTGTTATGCTCTCCACCCATTTTTGCAGACTTACTAATTGCTGCGTGACTTCAGCGCATTGTCCAATAGAAACTGTGTTTCCGGTACTTTCATTAGTTCCGGTGGTGGTGACGGAAACGGAGGACACGTTACCGCTATTGGGATTTGACTGCACCCTGTTAGAGTAATAATTCCGAATAGCAGCAATGCGAGCTTCGTACTCATTCTTGACCCCTTCTGTAATAACTGCCGCTATTTCAACAGCACTTTGGTTGGCTATCTCTTGAGCTTTACCGACTGCCTCAACTTCAGCTTTAAATTTCAGGAACTTCTCATGTTCTCCTGAGTAACCTTTCCAGTAGCTAAAAGCTAAAGCTGTCGCAATTACTGCAATTTTGAACCAAGTTATGATGTTGAACGGAAACATTACTGATCCTTGAAGTTCTTATCATCTATTGTGGCGCAGCCAATATACGCACCCACCACGCCAGTAACAAACAAGTAAAAAGGCATTGCAATCGTGCCTAAATTTGGATCGTTCGTGCCTAAAACTAGCAAGGGAAACAATAGGCCAGCAATCATGGAAAGCCACGCCATCTTACGGCGATTTTTCCAACGGTCTACTGGCGTTTCCAAAACTCAATCCATAAGATATAAACTGCGCTCCAGACACCAATAGTCCAAACGATTGGTTTAGCAAGTTTCCCTATAAATTCTAAAACAATAAATGCGCCTTTCGCAGCTTCAAATGCTGTCACCACTTGGCTTGTCTTTGCGTCTAAATCGTCAACCTTTTTCTCAACTTGTATAAGTCGATCGAGAATTTCTTTGTGTGTTACGTCACTCATACAAGTCTCTCTAAGTTGTTAATTAAGACAAAAGTCTTACATTCCTTCGCCTTGCACGATGTAAACAGTCACAGATGACGCAGCCAGACCAGAGAAGAATGCCTCACGACCAAAGCGTAAGACTTCAATAGCACCAGGCGCAAGCACAATCGCAGGCGATGGATTACCAGCAATAGGTGCGACAGCATTTGCCGTTGCAGCTGCTGCGCTCTGACCAACACCTAGAAAGACTGTAGTGTTGCTGCTATTGATAATCCGATACTGTCCTGTGCCTTGAGCATTAAACTTCTCTGCGACCAAGGCTTGCACACCCGCTGGCGCAACAGCAGCAGCAGGCACAACAACTGTTTCGCCCCTTGGCGAAAATGCAATTTGACTATTTGTGGCCATCTCAAACTCCTAATTTGTTGTTTAACTTTTAAAGCAATAATATTTGAAAGTAGAAAATTATTAAATAACAGGCAAAGGTGTAAATACTGGAGCAACATATTGCACCGTTTGTCCGCTGTAGTTAGACGGAGCTGTATTTTGCATTTCGAGTAAAGTTCCTGTTTGCCCTGCCCAATTGTTCTTGTTCAGAGTTTTTCCCACCCTAGAAGCATAAATAGCACCTATCTGAAGAAAATCTCCAGCAGAAATACCTCCGTTTGCTGACAATGTGACATTAGTGCTTGATGATAAGCCACTTGCAGTTATTCCAGAAAGCGTACCAACCGTTCCAGAAGATGTGCAAATCCATCCTGGTGACTGTCCAACAATAGGCGTTCTTTTCATTATGGTGTCACCAGTAATATAAGTCATTATATTTGTTGGCAAAACTGCATCATTAGAATTGGTATTTCTGTAAATATTATTTATACCTGTGACAGAAAAAGAGCCAGTAATAGTCGAGTTTGGATTGATACCTCCGGTGTACTCAACAAGGCTTGTGTAACTAGATGCCACAATAACAATCAATTCTGGGCAATCAATAAAAGTAACTCTGGGAAATACACGACCAACATCTGTGCCATTCGCTATGGTTACCGTTCCATAAGTTGTTTTCAAAATCGTAACGACAGGAGAACCCTCAATACGAATATCATTATTCTGGTTTTCCTCTAAGTGGACATTATCTAAAATCATCTCCACAGAGCCAGCAATATTTACACCAATGACATTGTTGTACTCAGAAAGACAGTCCCGCATTGCAGAGGTGGTGATTGCGTTAGAGGTAAAATCAATATTAAATCCAACATCACAATAAGACGCATGACATTTATCTAAAGTGATTGATGTTGATGGGCCAACACCTTGCTCGCCCGATAACCAAAAGCCGTATGTACACGCAAAAGCATTGACAGATTCTACAGTTTCATTGACCGTCAAAATCTTCTTAACGCCAAATGTTGCGCCGTGAACGTGAACGTCTCTAATCCTAGATTTGTACGCAGCAACCGTAAAAATTCCAGAATTACGTAGCACTAAGTTTTCAATCAAAAAGCCTCTTGCGTGCGTAACATTGAGGGCATCAATTTGATTATAAATACCTGTGCCAGCAACAAAATCTAATGATGCACTATACCAACCCTCACCCACCAAAGCGATGTTGTCTCGCATATTCAGAATGTTGCCAAGGTTGTATCTACCTCTGGGCACTCTGACTTCGCAACCACCCCACTCCCATCCTCCAGAGATGTTAGTTGGCACTTGAGTGAGATACGCAAAATCAATTGCCTTTTGGAATTTTGCAGAGCATTCCGCAACGCCTGTGGCATCTACACCAAACCAGCAAGGGCTTACGCATTTGACGTTAGAAGTTCCGGTATAAGTTCCTGAACCGTCAAAAATAAAATAAATGGGGTCTGCCTCAACTGAACCTTGAAAAGAAAAAGTAAATCCAGCGTTGACAAACAGTTTTGCATCTTGATCGAATATGAGGGTTGTGTCTCCAATGCTGACATTGCTCAGGATGTTATAAGTTCCCACGGGAAAATAAAGTGATCCGCCAGCAGCAACTGCCGCAGTAGCCGCCGCTTGGATAGCACCAGCATCATCTACAACGCCATTTCCTATTGCGCCAAAATCAAGCACGTTAAACGAAGCACCTTCAATCATGGAAAATGAAACTTTAGTAAGTGACATAATTTACGCCTTTAAAAATGGTTGTTTTCATTTACATTGCCTCTAATGCAGTTAAACGGTCAGCAATAGATTGTATTAGAGCTTGTTGTTCTTGGATAGCTGCTGTTAATGTAGCAATCAGATAAGATGTGTCAATACCTTGGTACTCCGGCTCACCATCTTTATTTACAGCATCTTTTTCGCCTGTCACGCATTCACGAATTACAGCTTGAAGTTCATGAGCAATAAACCCTTGACTTGCGTTGCCGTTTGATTTCCATGTATATGTAACAGGCTTTAGTGCCGCTACTTTTTCAAGTGCGCCAACCATTGGTTTTACATCTTTTTTAAGGCGATAATCAGACGTTGTATTGTAAGCAGTCGTTACGCCATCCGTCGTAATAGAACCAGTAGCAGTACCGTTAAAAAGAAACTGATCCATCGTACTTGCACCAGTTAAAATATTAACTGATCTTGCAATACCAGAATTAGTATCAACCGAAATTCTCGCTCTTGATGTTGTCGTTCGTACTAATAAATTTCCATCAGCAGCGACACGCAGGACTTCGCCAGTATTTGTTTTTGTAAGAGTTAATGTTGCGTTGTTAGCACCAGTTGGTCCAATGTTTTGCCAGAAATACTGATTTGTATTGTTACTATTGTTGAAATACAAAATATTTGAACTTTTAAGTTGAGCAGAGCCTGCAATATCAAGTTTTGCATTTGGCGTACTCGTACCAATACCTACGTTGCCACTAGCGTCCTTGTACACTTGACCAGAGCCAAGGTTTACAATTCCTGTGCCGCCTGTAAGCGTGCCTGTATATGCAAGGTTTGTAAAAGTACCCTCTGCCGCTGTTGTTGCTCCAACAGTAACATTATTCATCGAGCTAAGTGTTGCGGGGTTGATTGTTACAGTACCCGTTCCAGTTGGACTAATAGCAACCGCAGCGTTAGCAGGATTTATATTAGTTGCAACCTCAAGAGACAAATTATTTCCGCCCCCTAAGCCCCATTGCAATTGATTTGTGCCGCCACTATTTTTAAGCGTTCCACCCGCAGAATTCAATGCTTGAACAATCGGCGTTGTAACGCTCGTTGTTGCCGTGATTGTTGTGGCATTTATTACATTTGTGGGTGCAATCGTCCTTAGCATGACAAACCTTATAAATTTATTTAAAGACTAATCAACCAAATCTTTTGATTCTGCCCAAGGCAATGGTTGCGCCTTTGGTACTGGAATGGCTGCCTGTGCGATCAACGCATCCACTTCGGATTCCATAGCCTGCACACGGTCTGCACCAAGTGCGTCCTGTGTCCATTGGATAGCTTTCGACTGAGTAATGTCAGCATAAGGAATAAAGTTCTGAGCATCAGCGGGTAGCAAATTAACTGAGTACGTTACTGATTGTTCGTCCTCAGATATTGTAAAGTTAGACATTACAGCCGTTTCTGGCTCTGGCGTGTTAAGCGTTAATAGCGAATTGATTGTCCAAGTTTTCATAATTGCACCTGTGGGATTGGAGTGACTGGTGCTTGCGTGATTGCTGCCGCATCAGCCTGTTGTTTAATCTTTTGCATGAGCAAAAACGCACCAGACTTAGACGGCAATTCGCCAAGCACTTGTTGAATAAAGTTGATTTCTTCAATGGCTAAACGTAATGGAATATCTTTCATGTGTTTATCCTACCAAAAGTCTGCGAGTTGTTCCGCCAGCATCTTTTACATCAATGTATCCCGTTGGACTCAATACGCTCGCCGTGAAAGTTCCAAACCTCACAAGTCCTGTGCCTTTTGGTGTCAGGATCAAATCGATGTTTGTATCCGTTCCGGCTGACGCTAAAAATGGCGATCCGCCCGTTGCAGCACCTACCGCACGAAGATAATTGACCGATGCAGCGGCATTGCCCATGTTAAACTGAACGCCGCCATTACTGTAAAAAAAGTGTTGACCTGCGCCCTTAGTGCTATAGCCTATTGCTACGTTAGTATCGCTACCGTTTGATGCAATTTGTGCCTGTCCAGTTGTTGCCGCACCCGTTACCTCTACATAATTCACCGCACTAGCAACAGGCGTGACACGCAGGGATTCTGCACCTACTAATCCGCCAATTGAAGTTGTACCAGCAAATACGTTTGCAGCCGTGCCGTTAGCGTAAAAGTTGTAACGATTTGCTCCCGCAGCAATATTGCCGTAGAAACCGTAATTATTGGTTGCTCCGACAACCGATGTAGCGGCATGAAAACAATATTGATTTGTTATTGATGACGTTGCGCCTATAGTGCCTTGATCTGCAAAAAAATGGCTATATTCACCAAGCGTAAAAGCTGCCGCTGCGGTACTTGCTACATTTCTGTAGCCTCTTGCTATGCTTGTTACATCAGATTGAACTACACCACTCTGAGTAAAACCATTAGAATTAGTTGAGCCTGTTATTGTTTTTAACAGATTTAAATTACGTCCCGCCGCCGCTGTTCCACCAATAGTGATTTGCCCTGCACTATCAATCCTCATGCGCTCAGTCGGACTACTTGCACCGTCAGCGGTTGTACTAAAAACCAACCTACCTGGCATATCATTTGTGCCAGGCGTTCCGTCTACAAAACTCTCAATCGTGGCGGCGGGAATAAAAGCAACTCCATCGCTGCCGCTAAATGATCCAAGAAATAATCTGTCTCCAGATGCAACAATTCCTTGTGTTCCCGCCGTACCACTTTTTGATTTTTGCGTTAAAAAGTTAGGGCCAGTAAAACTATTATTTGCCCAATCATAAAATGCAGCCGTTGATGTATTTAATGATGTTCCTGAAACAGAAAATGATGGGATAGCTGAATACACCCCCGTTCTAATCTGTGTGTCACCTACAACAACCCTACCGCTTGCATCAACAACAAACGGGCTTGCATCAGGACTTGCAGAGTCCTCAACAAGCAAAGCGTTACCTGTGCCTGTCTGGTTAATCGTAAGCGCAGGCGTTGTGCTGTTTACTATAATTTCGTTAGGAATGGTTGATGAGTTTGTGATTGTTGCGATGGCTTTTAACATGATGTCCTCTTAAAACACGAATTCAATAATTGATGTGAATGGAGGGGCTTCGGTAAAAGTCACGTTGCCACCACCAATAGTGTAAGTGTTTTGATTCTGATAAACACCATTTATAAACACTAAACTTGGAATAAATGCCACAGGAAATATGGTCTCTGTGCCTGTTCCCGTTGCATTCTCAGTAAAATTGCCAGCCGAGCCTGCAAACGCATTGCCACTCAAAGAAGTATAGACAACACTTCCCTTTTTGTCTTTGACTTGAATACTGTAATCAACATCCGTATAAAACCGAGCTGGCGTACCAAGATAAACAGGGTATCCAGCAAGTGTGCGAATAGGCTGCGCTGCTGGTATGGTCTGAGCCGCATCCCAATAAACCACAATTGGATTTGTAATTGGATTTAAGTTCAGCGCACCCACGTTGATATATCCATCCTCTAGAGGCTGACCGTCACGGTCTGCAAAGGCTGGGTATGGTGGTGATATTTCAATTGATCTCATTTATTGCTCCTATTTACCACGCACCAGATTCTTAAACGCTGGCGAGTTTAGTAATTCGTCTGCTTTCTTTGCAATGTCTGGCTTGCCTTTTACCAATGCCGCCGTTATACCGGACAATAAACCATAGCCGCCAGGCATTCCCGATGCAGCTAAAGCTCCTTCAATTGGCAGACCAAAAGCCGCACGTTTTGCAATGCCAAACAGGTTGCTTGCTAGCGTATCCACGCCCTGCAAATCTTGCTGTATAGCTTGGATGCGTCCCGTTGTAATACGCTCTCTGGTGGCGTTTCTGACCCCTTTGGAGACACGATACAAGTCAGACAATGCCTTTCTTGATGGCTGAGGAAGATTATTCATCAAAGCAGCGTAAGCCTGTTTGTTTTGTAGCAGACCTTCGTAAAAGTTTGCATAGGTATTGAAATTCAATGCGCCGTTTTGAGTAGCTTTACCAAATGCTGTATTGAGAGCCGAGGCTGCAACTGATTGTCGCAAGTCTGGAGGAATGGCTGTCAGAATCTTGACGAGCTTCTCAGAGTCACCCTTAGTCAGAGACATTGTGGCATCTGACAGTTTGCTCACCAGACTCTGATCGAGTTGCTTGCCAAACAATGCCACCATGTCATCCTCAAAGCCCTTACGGACTGCAACGAGGTTCTTTGCCAGTAGATATTGATCCCCAAAGCCTGCGCTGTCAGCAATCTTTAGCTGATCGTTGTCAATGAGCTTGTACAGCTGCTTGGCCAGACCTGTGTCGGCATCCTTAAACTTGCCTGATTGTCGAGCAGCTGCGCCAATATCTCGGCGCACATCGTCAATCAGCGCATAGGTTGGATTCTTTACGCCTGTGACATTGCCATCAGCATCACGCTCTATTTTTGGTGTGAGCTTGCGTAGGACGTTTTTCTCAAGGCTGGACAGGTTTTGATTACCATCCAAGTCCACGCCACGCTGATTGATGAATGTCAATACGTCATTGGCTTCGCCACGAGTCCTCAAAGGGATGGCCGTTCTCAAATCTGTGTAAGCCTTGTCTGCGGTCAAATCTAAAGTTTTGACTGTTTCACTCAACTGATTTTTGACTGTCTGATTTAATTGACTCAGATCAGTTGTGCCGCCAATCTTTGTAATTAGCTCATCTGCTTTTCTGCCAACTTCATTCAGATTTGCAATCTCAGACGCTCTGGCCTGAGAGCCAGGGAATGATTTGACTGCTTGAATTAGCTCTTTCGCAGCCTGATTGGTGGTTACATGGTCAACATCGAGATAATCCTCAATCCCCAAACGCTTCGCAGCCTCCAAGGTTTTGGGGTCTGGTGCGGCCTGTGCTGCTAATGTCTCTGTCGCTTTGGTCGAACCTAATCCACCAGTTGCAGCCTTTCTAGTGGTGGCCGCCAGTTCTTCGCCCGTCATTGGGGGCGGTGGTGTTGGTGCGCCTCCAGTTGTGCCACCAGCTGCGCCAGCTTGAATCGGACGCTGGCTGACTGTGCGTGCCATCTGTGACACCAATTGTGGTGCAAATGGTGCAACTCCACCAGCGACTGAGGCAGCAATCTGCCCAACCGTACCAGCACCAAGTTCTGCCGCTGTCTGACCCGCTGCGCCACCCGTTGCACCCGCTACCGTTTGCAACACAGGCTGCGATGCTAGAACTTTACCGACTGCTTGAGTAACTGGCGCACCCGCACCCGCAGCTGCCTGTAGCGTCTTACCTAGTGCCACGCCACCACCAGCTCCCGCTGCACCACTTACCGCAGTTTGTAAGATACGCTCGGCCTCAGACTTAGGCTTGGCCACGCCAGCCCTTGTCAGCAAATCTTCCATTGCTTGAGTGGGCATTGTGTACTGCGTGCCAAATAGACTATTGACCGCCCCCACAATCGGATCAGCCACCATTGTGGATATTCCTGCTGCGCCTGCTCCAGCCAATGCGCCAGGTATTGCTCCAACCCCACCCACTAACGCACCCGCACCGCCGCCAATCAGCGCACCCGTTGCAATAGGTGCTAAGCCTCTAGTGATTGCGCCTTGCACGCCCTCAAGCGTTGTGGATGGGGTCAACTCTGTTGTGCCAATCTGGAAACCCTCTGGCACTCCCACCACACCATTTCTGACATCACGCTCAAGATCAACCATCTCGGCACGAGTCATCTTGTTGCCTGTATACGCCTCCAAAACACCAGCAGGAAGCATATTTACAGTAGGTCTAGCACCTTGTACCGGACCGCCCTTTAAAGACGCTCCACGAGGCAGCATAAGCGTACCGCCACGCACATCAGCCTCAAACTCCTGAGCCTCTTCTGGAGACATCTTTCCAGTTGCGTATGCTTGATAGATATTTGCAATCGCATTTTCTGGAATTGCGCCTTGCTGCTGAGTTTGTCTTGCTCGTTCAAACGTGCTAATCGTTCCGCCTTCTGCAATAGATGGCTGCTGACCTAGTGGTGTTTGTGGTGTACGAGTCTGCTGACCCGTCAATTCATTCAATCCACCCATCGTGCGAGTGATGTATGACTGAGTAATCGGCCCCCAATTAGCAGGGTTTGTGCCGCCATGATACTCAGCAAACGCCTTGCTCTTGTCACCCTTGTTGCGATCCAGCGAGTCTTTTAAGAAACGTCCCGCTACCTCTGCCGCATTCTCTGGACTAAGGTATGGGTCAATCCCATAGGCTTTGATGGCCAGATTTCTTGCCGAGGGGATGATCTGGTAAGGAGTGCGTGCATCCGCTGATGACACCTGATCGTTATTGCTGCGCTCACCATAAAGTAAGACTGCACGCAACATCCCATCAGGCAAGCCGAGCTTTTTCTCGGTAATTGCTGACAGGTTAGACCAGTATGGGTCTTTATACGAATTCGGGACGGGTGTGGCCATTATTGTCCTGCCGGATTAGCGTATTTCATGTAGGACGCTCCAGACGATGTCTTAGCATTGGCTTGTGCAATTCCTATGTCTTTTGCCTTTTGATCTATAAATTGACGGGAAAAATCAATAAAAGACGAACCCTTTGGAACTTTAATTCCACCAATATCAAGGTCTGATTTCGCTCGACCGAGATTTCCATTTGAAAAAACCCAATCGGCTTTTGCGCCCTCACTTGCTGCTTCGTATTGCTGCATCTTTGCCATGCCTCGTAAAAATGAGGCGATGGTCGCAGGGTTTGCATTCTCTGGAGGGATGCCCTTCAATGCCAGCTCAATATCCTTGTCCGTTGCCACGCCTGGGGGTAAAGACTTGATCGCAGCAGAGTTGCGAATCCTTGTGTATTCATTCTTCAACTGAGTGACTGCGTCTTGATTACCAGTAATCGACTTCAGCGTTTCAGAAAACTTGCCTGCAATACCTGATGTCCCTGCTGCTTGCTCAATCTTTGTGGCTAAATCAAGCGTATTGCCTGCGGCCTGCTCTAGCGCAATACTAGTTGGCACAGCCGTATTGATAATTTTGATTGCGCTATCGTCTAGCTTTGTTTCCTTTTGACCATACTCCAAAAGTTTTGCTTGTACGTCACTTTCTAATCTATCTCTGTCTAAATTCAATCTGCTGCTGCGATCAGCAATAATGCTTCGAGTATTCTGATTTTCTAGAGAAAGTTTTATAGGCAGATTGGCTGTTTCTATTTGTGCGCCTGTTGCCTCGGCTTCTGCTTTAAGTACGCCAGATGGTGCAGTCTGCGCCTTGGTGGTCGACTCAATGACCTTATCGCCACCAGGCAAACTTGCAAGCATTATGCCAAGCGTCTTTTTAGCTGCATTAGGGTTTGCTCTCGCCAACTCTGCATAATCTCTATATGCCCTAGATTGCGCTAGATTTCCTTTATTAGCCTCAGCTGTCGCTCTGGTTTCCAATAAGTTGATAGCAATCTGAGGCTGATCTGCTGAAATTGCTGCTAACACTTGGCCAGAGAATAGCAATTGATTATCTTGCACCTCTTTGCTGCCCATTTCAAATGTCTTGCGCACGCTTTCCATTTGCTGTGGTGGTAGCAGGAAAGACAACCGCTGATAATCTTTTGCAGTCGGATTGGGGTTTGCATTGAGAATCTGAATCTCTTGATTCAATTGTTCTTGACGCTGTACATCCTGCTGCTGCGCCTGTCTGCGAGCTTGAATCTCGGCCAAGCCAGTACCAAGCTGTGCGCCCTGTGCAAACGCTTGGAATGGACTCTGTACGTCGATGTTGTAGTTTGCTGGTTGGACCATTTAAAATTCCTTTATCCGAATAAACTACCAAAGCCTGGTGTCACATTACCGCCTCGACCTTGCATTCCATATTGCAGACCTAAGAATTGAGCTGGCAAATTAAACACACCAGACAATGCTCGACCAGATGCCAACTCACCACCAGCCTGAGCCGAACCGATGTCACCCTCAAGACCAGAAATTCTCGCACCTGTTTGAATGCCAGCCGTACCAACTCCAGCCGCAGATTGCTGACCCAAAGTTGTTAATCCTGCCAAGCGTCCATATTGCCGATCAATCTCGGCTTGCAGCATGGCGGGTCTGAACTGACCAAGTGCGCCTTGGATGTTGCCACCTCGAAGCCCACCAGTTGCAGATGCGTTTTGCAGGAGTGCCTCTTCACCTTGTCTGACTTTCGCTTGGTAAGACTCGCCAGACTCAAGGGCTGCAATTGCCTCCGCCTGTGCCTCTGGGCCACCCAATCCAATAAGGTTCTGCTGCTGCTGCAAAGCAGGCTGACCAACGTCAACATAAGGTTTTAAAAGTGCTTGAACTGCATCAAATTGTCTGCGCTGCTCTTCAATGCCTCGCTGTGCTGCTTCTGTTTGTGCGTCTGCTGCTCTGCCCGCTGAACGGCTTTGCACTAAACCACCAATCAGCTGCGAGCCACCGACCACCAGTCCGGTAATTGGATCAGGCATTATGAAACTCCTTCATATAATCTTCAAATGTCTCGCCATAAAGAGACATAACTAAGCTGGCCATTTCAGTTGCTCTGCTCGTTCCATGACATAAAGCCACCGTCATCAGAACAACGTCATAAAACCCAGCACGCCACACAAAGGAGCGAGCATCAGCGAGACCCGCACGTTCGGCTTGGTCAGATGCTTGCCACTTTAAAATCATGGATGCCACAACAGGCGTGAGAGTCTGGGAATTGACAATCCAGAAACTGTTTTGGTTCATACCGACCAAAGTGTTCCAGATGCAGGCGTTCAAGTCTTGACGGGTAATCTTGTCACCATCAGCAACATCATCAAAGACTTGTATTGCACCCCAAAGCATCATCAGCCAATCAACGGCTGGCGCAGGCAATGAGAGACCGTTCTGTAGGTTCTCTCGCAGCGAATCAGTCATAAGCCCCCCGTTGAGATAAGCTGCTGGGGGCTTGATGGACTCAGCAATGACATTTTTGCACAAATTGTCATTTCAATCCATCTCTTCTTCACGTTCTTCCCACGCTTGGCACACTCTCATGTCGTTACAAATGAAATTGAGCTTGTCGCAATGGCCACGAAAGCCTGCGCCTTTGTCATATGCGCCCATAGGGATTTTCTCAATCTTTACCTGTGCCATCAGACTGTTGTCATAATATTCACAGTTTGAGCAATGTTTGCGTCTTGCGTCTTTCTCATCGCATTGCATAGCATCGGCCAGAGCCACATAAAAGGGCTTGTTTGCACCAGGCTCATTGGTCGGGACTTCTGGACCATAATTCCAATCCTGTACCGCAATGGCATAATTCTTCTTGTTTTCAGCTGTACTTAGGAACTCTTCTTCCATTGGTAGACCAGCGAAACCCTTGGGGATAATCATAAAGTTCTTCATTTCTTTCCTTTAAGTAATCTCTCGACCTGATGCCCGAATGGTCAACGAAGTGGCTGCGCTAGCAATTGTCGATATAAAACCACCAGACTCTAATGCCTGACCCACCAACTCTGGGCAAGTATAAGTTACATCGGGTGCGATACTGGTTGCATCAATAATGAGGTTTGACGCACTTGGAGAGCCGCCAGATGTTACCAAATTGCAGCTGAATGTGACGTTACTAGCACTCGTATTGGTAACAGTAAACTTGTCAATAATAGCTTTTGCATTGACCGCTGTGTACTGAGTTGTCTGGGCATTTTCAGCCTGCTTTGCTGGAATCAGCACCTTTACTGTAACAGCCATGATTGCTCCTTAAGTTGCTTCTGCGCCAGATGCGACAATTGTTAAACCCACCGCTGAGGCTTGTATCTGAATAGTGTCTCCTGCGTTTAATATCTCCACTCCGTTATATTGCAGAGTGTTTGCATTTGGCACAGGGACATCGTAAAGAAACGCATTCGTTGTGGCAGCTGAACCCGCTGATGGGACTAAAAACACACGGACGTTGATACTTGCGCCTGTGGTGTTGGCAACACTAAATTCTTTGAGAAATGTGCGAGTTGCCGCTGGAACTGTATAAAGAGTAGTCACGCCTGTGGTGATGGCCGCTTGTCCCAACTTGGTAGGGGTGATTATATCGAAAGCCATGTCAGCACCTGATTTGATCGCACTCGTTCGGTTTGATTTGCATAAGGCAAGATGCCATTGACATCATGTGACAACGCAATATTATTGCGTACAGGAGCAGCAGCCAATAACTCTAACTCTTGATCTATTTCGCTTATTTGCGACAGAGCATCATTTGCTGTTGCTTGCGCTATTCCCGCTGCGATGTTCACCACTAAAATGTCATCTGGTGAATCGACAACCGTCTCAGCCAAAGCAAACAGATTCTCAAATTGCTTGATCTGTTCAAAATCGTCCAGAAATGCAGCAAGTTGGTCTCTTGTCAGCCCAATAGGTCGAAAGTTTTTAGCCATTAGTATGCCAACCCTTCAATTTTCGCCTCAAGTCTTGCAAACGAAATATGTGAATCGCTGTCTCCACGAAACTTCTGGATTCTAAAGTTTCTCATGTGTCCCATCTGAAACCATGACAAACGCTTCGATGTGTTTCCAATTGTGCCAACCGTGATGAATTTCTCTTGGCTGTACGTTAGGCCATCAATTGAGTAACTGGTGCTAATCTGTGGATTGACACCCAATGCCACCCGACCCGTCAAGCTCACTAGCTCCATCTGGTGAAACAATGCACCTTTGCCCTCGTTGTAGGCGATCAGCGTACCAAATTCCCAGCGCACCTTATCGCCCCAATGTGAGCCAACTGTATCAACCAAATATCCAATATTGTTGGATTGCGGATCGCCCACCATCCATTTATCGTATATCCAAACCATGTTTCTAGCACGATATTGCGAGAAACCATCGGTTGTGGATGTCAGCACAAACCAGACTAAGTCTTGCAAAGCCTGTGACGCAGCTGCATCGAAAACAAGCGTTCTGTCTGGAAGATGGATATATAAATGCTGATGCGCTCGATCATTGCGTGCCTCGAGCTTAACCTTAGCCAGCTCCGCCTCTGAGTATTGCAGCAGAATCTCATCGACCTCTTGAGTGCTGATCTTCTTGGCCATACCGTTTGCGCCAAAATAGATGCCTGGCGATTCATTGCGTCCACTACCCAAGAATGCAATCGTCTCTTGAAACACACAGCACGCAAATGTTCCGACCACGCCCTTTTGAATCTGTGCGCCTTCAATGCGAGCAAACGGGAATAATGCGCCACCTACGTTGTCAAACACTTCAATCGTGTTTCTGTTCAGCGCATAGACTTCATTGCGTAGCTTCAACAATGCCACTACAGGGTCAGGATCAGCCTCAGACGAACCGTATTTAAGAGGGTTGACTGCGAATGGGTCATTTAATTCTGTGACTACCAAGAACTCGCCATCGGTGGTCATAAAGTAACCATCAACCCACACGAAATCCAACACCACACCTAAATCGGAATCAGTAATCTGCTGGAGCGTGCCATTGTATAAATACAGTCTGCCGCCTGAGTTGATCCCAAGATAGTCAAAACTGTAATCAAACGTGACTAGCTCAGTCACAGGCCCACCAACATCACCAAGCTCTGTGACCACGCCAGCACTAGAAATCTTGACGAGTTTCGTACCCATGACACGATAAAGCTCGCCACGATAATTCACGCCACCTCTATCCACCCCTGGTCCTGTGCCGTTCGATACGATCCCATCGCCTGGGCGCAGAAATCCCGTACTGATCCCGCTTGCCTTTGGGACAGGTACAAGGTTGACAGGGTAAGACGTTCTAAAGTCTGGCCCATTATCGGTAAATATGCCGCTGAGAATAGGGATTTGCATTTATTTCTTAGCCTTGTTTCTGGCAGAGATTTTCTTGGCTTTTGCCTGTGCGTCTGCCTTACTCGATGCGCCCCAAGCGTTCAGACTTAGCAGCAATCGAGTTGGCTTTCCATCTTTGTACTCTGGGCCATCATTGCCACCCATGCGAGCCAAGAAACTCGCTCGACGAGGATTGTCACCAGACTTGACCGGAGCTTTCAGCGTCATGCCCTCAGCCTTGGCACTCGCACGACCCTTGGCATTTAATCCTCCTTTAGGGTTCTGGCCTTCTTTGCGAGTATAGGCTGGGCTTTTCATCTGAATCCCTTAATCTTCTCTGCGACCTTCTTCGGTTGTTTGGCAAACTGCTTGCCCTTGGCTGTAGCTTCCCGCTTGGCCTTGGTGGTGGCCGCATACTCGGCTGGGGTCAGAGCCTTGATCGCTTTGGCTGGCAGATAACGCTCACCCGTCTCGGATGACTTCTTACCAGACTTTGTGCGCCAATCCTGACTTCCCCAATCCTTTAGACTTTTCTGAGGAGCTTTCATTTATATCCGCCCCCCTTCTCTTTGTACTTCTTTGCTAATAGTTGCGCCTTTCTTGCTGACCATTCACCCGCTGCCGTACCTTGCACCGCCGAACCCTTGATCTCCGCAAAGAGACGCTTTCGCATCGTTGGCTTTGTATAGTTGCCAGCTGCGTTGACCGAGGATTTCGGCTTAGTGGCCATTATGCAGTCACGCCCTTAATGACAGCAAAGTTAAATACTGGCGTTTCTGTGGTCGTGCCGCCTGTCGTATTAAATGTAATTCTGAAACTTCCTGCCGCAACAGCTGTCACCTTCAAATCATACAAATCCGTTCCAGAGCGTTGATTCAAGATAATCACATCAGTTGCTGCAACTGTGCTGTTTGTCACAGTAAACGATGCAGCAGTTGCTGACCCAGCTGCGCTGAACAGAGTGATTGATCCAGTTGTCTTATTGATCGTCACGCCTGTTGTGCGGCTTGTAACTTGAGTAATCGTGCCTCCAGCACCCGTTGCATAACCGACTCCTGCTGTGCCTGTCGATACAATCGTGCCTGTTGCTGTCAGACTTGTGCCTGTGGCCACACCAATTGCTGGGGTAACCAATGCTGGGCTGGTAAATGTGCCTGTGCTTACCGTTGGGTTTGTGAGTGTTGGAGTGGCAATAGTTGGGCTTGTACCAAAGACCAATACGCCTGTGCCTGTCTCATCAGTCATCGCTGTGCGTAAATTTGCACTTGATGGGTTTGCCAAGAACGCTTGGATACCAGCAGCATAAGTTGTCTCAGCGTTAATCTGATACCAAGAATTTGTTGGCTGATAGAAACGGATCGCTGTAGCTGTTCCTGCGGCCAATGAAGTCACGCCACCAAATATTGCAGATGCACCATTAAGAGCAATCGTCAAAGACGTAATCTCTTGAGTGGTCGTAATCAACACAGTCGTACCGTCAGGAACACTCGTATTCAATGGCAGCGTAATCGTGCCAGTTGCAAGCGTTGCAGCAGGCTGAATAAGCATCCATTGGTCTTGGCTGACAGGCGTTGGAACTGTGATATTAAATCCAGAGCTTGGCACATATAAATTGACTGATAGTGTCGGTGAGGCAAAGCTCTGCTGAAAGAATGTCAGCAAACTACCGATTGACGTTCTGCGTGCATCGCCATTGTTTGGCGAATAAACTGGCAGCTGATCTCCGCTAGAAATCGGGCTGAGTAAGGGCAATTGATTGATCGTTGGCATGACTGTTCCTTAGTTGTATTCGATTGGACCATCTGGACCAGCGTCCACAGGAGAATATGGGGGTCGGACAAATGGATTGTCGTAGACACGCCAGGGCTTGTTGCCTGCGCCAGAAGGCATCGTGCTTGGGAGTTGCTTTTCAAGAGGATAAGTCGCACGCTGGAGCAAGATGTCGTATCCTTGCTTGGCAACAAGCCTCGTCTCTGCCATGACCGTCTTGCCGTAACTTGGCGCAAGTCTGACACCTAGAGAACAGATGATTGCCTCATAAGCAGAATCAGGCACATTGGTCTCTTCGTCAATGCTGCCATCTTCTGGACTCGATGGGATAGGATAACCTAAGCGAATCCCCTTGCCGTTCCAATCGGCCATCATTGCGTCGAGTCTGCGTCTTGCAGTCTCAAGTTGCTCAGGCAGCAAATCAAAGACATAGGATGCAAGCCCGATTTCTTCCAGCGCAGCTGTCACAAATTGCCGCTTGCTATATCCCATTTCAGCCTCCTAGTGCTGTTTCAATGAGCGAACTCAATTTCTTGTCTGATGTTCTACCATCAAATTTTATGCCAAGCTCACGAGCTTTGATAGCCATCTCCTCACGAGTTGGGGGCGCATCAGACTCGACTACCTCTGTCACCTCAACAATCTCAAAGACCTCAACGGCCTCAACAGTCTCTCTGACTCGCACATTCATTGGCGATGGAAAGTGAATCTTGATGGCCTTGCGCTCAATCTGAGCCTGCTTCTTGGCTTTCTTCTTGGCCAGACGCACCTCACGCCATGCAGCACGAGGTGCATTCTTAATAATTGCTGCTGACTTAATCATTTCTTTTTTGCGGCTTTCTTGGCTGGCTTGTTCATGCTGTAAGCCATTGCGACTGCTTGCTTCTGTGGCTTGCCTGCTTTCATTTCTTTCTTGATAGTCTTGGACATCATATCGCCCATTTTCTTACCCATCATAGCGTTCTCCAGTAGAGGGCAGGCCCACGATTGTGAGCCTGCTTATTGCTTTACATAATGCGATAAACGACAAAAGTATCAGCAGCAGTCTTGCGGAGACGGAAACGAGCCGCAGAACCAGAGCCAGCACCAGTTGCAGCTCCACCCACGATAGTCACGCCTGTGTTGACCGTTAAGGTCAAAGCAAACGCAGCCAATGTGATAACGCTGAAGTCGAACGAGTCATCAATTGCAAATTGTGTAGCCAAATCAAGGTTAGCACCAGTTGGCATTTGAATGTTACGGCTTGCAGTTGGTGTTGCTGTGATAATGCTAGTCAACACATCCGAAGCAGTTGCAATCATTGAACCACCATCAGCAATGTTCGCTGGCGCACCCTGAGGCTGCCAGTTTCCATTGTTGCTGATTGTTGGCGCAGTTCCAATTGCGTAATAAGCACCAGATGCACCAGCTTGAATTGTTACATTCGTTGCATTTGTGAATGCGCTGGATACATAGGTTTCGTTATCAGTCACAACCGACAACAAGTCTTGTGTATTTGGGAAATTGGGATAACCAACTTCTTGAAACACGCTTGCTGGCGAATATGATTTGACAGCGATTTTCTCGCCTGCTGGTACTGATACAGTTGTTGTACCTTGAGTAAAAATGACATCATAAGCCATGATTATTTCCTTTAAGGAGTCTGATTAAACAACAAGATACCAGACATTTCTGGCTGCTTATTGACCACACCAAAGAGTGTATCGAGACGATACTTAGTCTTCATTGTGTTCACATCGTATTGCTTCTGCATCACCAACTCGATGCCCTGATCTGTCGATGCACGCATGACTGCGACACCAGCGTCAGAAGGCACAGCGTAACGACCAGGCAGAATCTCAAGAGCATCTTTCTGCCAGAAGCAGTTGATAGGTGCTGTGTCGAGGTTCAGACGGGTCATTGTGGCTGTTGCGTTAGGCGTAACGATACAGTTCTGGTATTGCAGCTCTGCATCAGTACCACCCTGAGCCGAGATGATCGGTGGTGTGATAACAACAGAAGTTGCATTGACCACTTGCACAACACGGAAAGTCTTGGCAAAGCCAGTACCTTGTTTTGTGATGTGATGAACGGCCTCGACACCAGCAATCTCAAACGCTGTACCGACCAACAAGCCTGCGCTAGCTGTGACAGTAATTGTCTGGAAACGGTTGTCGACGTTCTGTGTCTCACCAGTTACTGCTGTCTGGGTAGCTGTAGGAACGTAGAAGTTGTTTGCACCAACCAATGTGGACATTGTGGTGTTAGCACCAGTAGCACCAAGCAGGCGATTAGCATAGTCAAGTTTGTATGTTTCGAAACCAGCAACCATACCAACGAAACTGCGCTCAAACGCATTGTTTGACTTGTTACCAGAGAAGCTGCGTGACACAGATGCGCCACCAGTTCCACCAGCGATATTGCCAGCCAGACCGTTATAGTCACGGCTTGACAAAGCCATGTAACGATCAAATGCCTGCACGCCCTGCTCGTTCATGATGCTGTCGCAAAGTGCGATGTCATCATAATCACCAGCGGCTGTGTTGGTTGTGACAACCAATGAGCCTTGTGATGCAGCCACGTTCATAATGGCGATGTTAATGTCAGATGCGAGCTTTTGCTTTGCAGCTTCGCCCAAACGGTTCTCTTGCAGAGCATCACGCAACTCAAGAGCATCCAGAATGAAAGGCACAGACTTTTGGAAGCCAAGTGTCGCTGGGACTGAGAGCTGTGTGTAAGCTGTGAAGTTATCTGTCTGATCCATGCCATTGAAAGACTGAGCAATGTAAGGCTGGGGGCGATAGATGACGTTGTTGGTGCGTTCCATCATCGAACCGTCTGTATTGTAGACGGACACGTTGCGGGACAAAACTAGAGCATCGTTGAAGCCTTCGAGGATGTCCTCAAATGCAACACGCTCTTCTTTCGAGAATGAGTTACTCATTTTAAATTCCTTTTAAATTATTTGGATACTGTTCGCTTCTGCGCTCGATAGGCAATGACCTTCGTCATGTTGCCAGTACGAGCCGCTTCTTCTCGCAGTCGTTCTAAGGTTGAGTCTACCGCACCAGATGAGCGTCCAGTTCCCTGTACAACTCGCTCCGGTGCGGGGGCTGCCCTACGATTGGTCACTTTCAATTCTTTCTCCAGTTTCGCAACCGCAAAGGCAAACTTCACGGGATCAGTCAATTTTGCAAGTTCCGCAGTTTTCTTTGGATTCTTGCCGAGTGCGTACACGACGAGTGCGGGATTATCACAACCTTGCAATACGACACCTTGCTGCGTGATGTTCAGAATCTGCTGGACTGTTTCCTCAGCATCTTCGTAGTCACGGACTTTGAGTTCAGCCTTCGCTTTACCGTAGTCATCCAGCTTGGACTGCCAGGCTCTTTGCTGTTGCAACTCTGATTGTAAGGCTGCATCTGCCTCACGATCATGGTCACGCTTGCGATCATGCCATTGGTCTATTGCTTGCTCGTAACGATCAGCATCATAATCATAATCTTCGAGCTTTGGCTTTGGTCCTAACGTCACAACTGGCTTGTTCTCAGTTGTGGTGGCCGACAGCTTCGCCTCAAGTTCACGAATTCGACGCTCTTTTTCCCTATTCGTCTTACGCAGCTCACGCACCCACTCTGGCGCACGAACCTCCTCGTCGGCGGGGGGCGCATCCTCACCAATTGAGACAACAACCTCTTCGGACTCCGCTTCAGCTTCTTCAGTTTCCAGATTTTCCTCTGCAACCTCAAGCTCTTCCACGATTTCTTCTTGATTCTCGTCTACTTCTGCCCTGTCATTCATAAACTAACCCCATCAAACTCATCCAATTAAACGGCTGGATGGATACCATTTCGTGCATTTTCTTACATTTCTTGCTATCTGACAACAGGTTGAATCTCCTGACCCTGAACTGCTTGCTGGGCGGCCTCAATCTCTGTCATCACCATGTTTTGTTCCTCGACTCCAGTTTTCGCTAATGTCTCGGCTGTTTTAGCCTTAGACAACCCAGCGTCTGCCACAGTCTTAATCACGCTTGCACGAGCCTGTGCTGCCTTGGCTGTGGCCTCTTCTGCTGCGGCCTGTAAGAATACAGCCTGTGGGTCTTGCTGCTGACCACGCATCTGCTGCTCTTCTGCCAACATCTGAGCCTCTTGCTCTGTCGGCTTAACAACGCCCAGGCGCAGCAATTGCTTACGGAAGAAGTCTCGCACCTCGCCAATTCCTTCGCCTTCCATGTTCATCATAGCCATAGCTTGCAGGACTTGCTTAGTCTGTGCGTCATCAGTAATCGCCATCATGCCTGTGAGCGCACGAACAGTTGCCGCACGCTTACTCGACGATGATGGTCCGACATCTACGTTCACATCGAATTTGGCTCGGCTCAGATCATTTTCCATGATGACCTCACCTGTGTCAGACACCATTGGCTTCATCAACTCAACAGTATTGACTTCTTCGGTGCGCCCGATCACCTTCATCTTGCGACCTTCTTCCACATAGATGTCCTTTGCCATGCTCAACCAGATTTCGCCTGATCGTTTCATGCCTTTGGCAAAGTTGCTCATGTAGATGAAAGTCTGCATATCCAGACGAGTCTGGATCATCTCCACAGCCTTGCCTGAGATATTGCTTACCATCTTGTCAGTTTGACCTGTGCTGCCCAAGATTTCTTTCATGTCGATTTCGGTGATGTTCAGCAATGCAGCCATCGCTGGAGGAATCTGTGCGCTGCGAGTGTAAGCCAGCGGCCCTGTCACCTGAGTGCTGCCATCTGCGCCAGTAATTGGGTTGACCAACAAATAAGGATAATTCTTCAGATTATCATCAGCCCACATGATCTGATGGCCAGCGACTTGCTCAGGAGTGAGAATTGGCTTTTCAACGCTCGATAATGCGCTGATCTCACCCAGCTTAGACAGCTGCATATTCTTTAGACGCTGGGCATCTTTGGCCAGACGCACATGACCCATACAACGCTCGACGTTATCCACAAACCATCGCTTGCCATAGACAGGCACAATCGGTATGCAGTTGCCAGCAATGTATCCCGCATCCTCCAAGACCTTGCCACCACTCATAATGTACTTGCGTACTTTCTTGCGCTTGATCTTGCGCTGGCGAACCTCTTGGCTGCCAATAGCAATCAAGGTCTCCTCTAGCGTCTCATCGTTCTTAAAATCCTCTTGGCGATACTTTTCTTCTGTTCCGTCAATGGATCGGAAGATTCGGATTGTCTCGCTGACTTCCTCAACCTTGAAATACTCAGCCACAAACACGACATCAGGCGTTGCCCAATCAAACTCATACTGATGGATGAGCTTAGGCCAATCTGTCGGGTCATCGTTGTATGTTTCTTTGTAGCTTTCACGAGTCATGCTGGTGACCACAAAGCAGAATAATGCGTCCGACTTGTCCTGGCGTTTTGAGTTCAGATCAAAGAATACGCTGCTATCAGCATCGAATATAGGCTCAAACCTGATGCGCTGGCGATCATTCTCTTCGTCCTCTTCGTCCTCATAGACGGTTCTGAGTCTGAATGCGCCAATTCCGCCCCCAACTGCCTCTTCGAATGCGTTGTCGTATGCTTCATTGGCCACAGAGTCCTGCTCGTCGGCACGATACAGACCATCGCAAGTGTCAGACAGCTTGTCAGATTCGCCATCTTTTGAGACATAATCGACTGTGATACGGTTGTTTCGGTATTCATTAACAATGCGAATGACCGACAACATGATCTTGTTGACTTCAAACCGAGGCTTGTTCTCATACTGATCGTAGAGTGGACCTTCCCATTGTGCGCCGCAAATAGAGTAGAAACGTCGATCCTGTAGACATTGGAGACGCTCGTCCCTCAACGCTGTCTGGATGTCGTTGTATTGGCGCAGAGCTTCAGCGTGCAAGTTTGCCAAGCGTTGATCGTTGGGAATGCGTGCCATGTTTATCCTCTTTGTGCGTATTAAATCACCATTTGTTAGAAACTGGCAAGGGTATAACAGTCTGATTGCGAGAATCTTTCGTCCGTCTGACACCTTCGCAAGCATACCGCAATGCGTCAATCACATGGTTTTTCTTGTCTTGCAGCAGCGGAAGCACCCGTCCGGTCAGCGGGTCGGTGCGATAACTGTACAGACTCAACTCGTCAATCGTGTGCTTGCATCTGGGGTGAACCACGATGTCGTAATTCTTGAGAAACTCGATCCCTTCCTCTACAGACTTCGCTCCCTTTACTGCGGCCATGATTCGGGGAAATCCGTTCTTTCTCATGTGACTGATGGTCTCCGGCCTTGCTGAGTCTGCCACGATTGGCCAGCGTTCTGCCTCTGGGATTGTCATAAACAACTCTGGAGTGTTCACAATCTCGCAGCCCACCATATACGCCTCATAATCAATGTAGAGCGTGCGGCCAATAATGTGGCATCTCACCAACACAGTCGGGTCTACA